GTGCCGTAGGTCGTCTGCTCGACGTTATCGACGAAGACAGCCAGTCGCTTCGACGGAGCCTCAAGCGGCTGGTACACAAAGCCGACCTTGTACCAAGTGTCCGCAACCAGCGTCTTCACGCCGGAGATGAGCGTTACCTTGGTGGCCCCGTCCTTTTTCCAGACGAAGTTGAGCGTCGCGTTCGCGCCGGTCGTGCCGCCGTTGGTGTGAACCGTCTCAAACCCAATGAAGTCGTTGTCGATCGTGGCGCCAGTGTCGTCGACCTTGGCGTTGTGAACGGCCCCGTTCTCTTCCATCAGGCCGATGAAGATGGCCGCTGCGTCGTCAGCAATCGACGACATGCGGAACCGAGCCTCAAAGATGACGGGCTTGGGGCTCGACGCCACATTGATCGGGCCGAGCACCGCAGTAGCCGCCGACGTGCCGGCTCCGCCTTGGCAGATCGAGATTTCCTGGTTGTCGCCAGCGTTCAGCGCCATGCGAAGCACGCCGCCGGTGGCCGTGGCAATCTGTGCCACGCTGGTCGACGTGTCCTCGTAGGTCTTGTACTGACCGGCGAAACTCGAATAGCAGGCGATGTTCGACGATACGGCGACCGATTGTCCGATGGACAGGAAGTCGTCGCTGGCGAAAATACCCTGGCTGCCATCGGGAGCCGAGCCGTGGGCAGCGATCTTGCTCCAGAGCCGGGGGCTCAAACCACGACCGCTTTCGCCGTAGTGGTTCGTGAACAGAGGGTTGGGAAGCATCATTCCAGACATTTGTAACTCTCCCGAAAGAGGCGATTTGTATTAAGGGCGCCGCTAAGGGGCGTTGTTAGGTAGTGGCGAGCGAACCAACCCAGCACTTACGCAGGTTATAGCACGAATAATTCATAAACGTATCGTAATGAATCGTTTTGCCGTCGTGCTGCTTTGGCATCTGCATCGGACCCATCCGACGCATGTTCGCGCCCTTGCGGACGAACGGACGGAACACCGACCAGTCGACGCCGTAGAGCGGGTCGTTCGTGTCGTTTGCTTCGAGGTAGTGAGCCAGCCGCAGCGGGACGCCGCCGACAACCACTTGGCCCATGTAGCGAGCCACGTCGTTGCCAAGGTTCTCGTTGCGCGTTTCCGCCAACCGCTCCAGCGGCTCGATGACGCGGTAGGTCGTGTAGATTTCACGCTGCGTCGCGCTGTAGCCGAGTTCCGGGTGCGGAACCGGGTGGATGAACTTCGTGAACACCAAGGCCCGCTTGATCTTGCGAACCAAGTCGTCCGTGGTGTACGCCGAGTAGCGGAACGTCCAGTTGCGCCACTTCGAGTAGGTGGTCGAACTGATGCCGCCGCGACCGCCGGTGAAGCCGGACGGGTCGCGACCGTTGAGCGTGCCGTCGTTGGCGGCGGTGTTCGCGTCCTTTTGCAGCCAGAACGGAATGCCCATCGGGCGCTTCTCGCTGCTGGACGCCGGCGCCGACCACAGGTTCTCTTCGTTCAACTCGGCCATGTCGCTCATGGCGTCGAGGTCGCGAACGCGGAGAATGTCGACGATCTCTTCGGCATCGCTTTGGAATTCCGGCTCGTCGACCGAGTAGGACCAGTTGACGGTCTGCTTGGTCCACGGGACCGACGCCGAAACCATCACGTCTTCGATGCCGGTCACGTCTTCCGACAACATGCCGGTGTTGCGAGCGAGGCCCGTGTTGCGGGTCTTCACGCGGAAGTCGAGCGTGCGTCCGCCGCGCTCCACCACGTTCTTCTCGGTCATAATCTTGGCGCTGATGTACTCAGGCAGATCGAGCGAGATATCCGTGATCTTGTGCTTCTTGAAAAGCGGCAGAGTCGTGGTGACGAGATCGTCGAGTTCGTCAGGCGTGAGAGGGGCGGCCATTGTTGTCTGCTCCGTGGTGAACTATCAGAGTTCGGTGTCTACCGCCGTTAGCGGCTCTTGTCGTTGATGCGGCGCAGCACCGCTTCCATGGTTGGGTGCTGCAAGATGGCTTCGGTGCTGTGTGGATCGGAGGGCGGTGCGCCGCGATAAGCGGCGTGCGTGCCGGCGGTCTGTGCGACCGGGCGCCGACGTTGCGATTGAGCGGCGACGCGCTGAAGCTGCTCGGTGCGGGTCGCTTGCTTGCTGGCCTTTTGAGCGGCCTGCTCGAACTTGGCGAGTTCTTCGCCGAACGCGAGCACTTCGGCTTGCTTCAGGATGTTGGCCCAAGGCGGCAGGGACGGTTGGAGTCCGCTGCGTTCCTGCTCGCGAAGCATGTGGTCGGAGATGATGTTCGCGGCATTCCAGAGCTTCTGGCGCCGATCAAGTTCGGCAGGCGACAGGTCAACCGGCAGCCCGCTCTTGTCGGTCGTGCGGCCGAAGAATTCAGGACGAATCTCTTCAGCGGCCCGATGGAACTCGTTGGTGTGACGAATCCAGGCTGCCTCTTCCTGCTCTTGTCGGAACGACTCAATTGCTTGGTTTTGCTTCGCAATGAGGTCGTCTTTCGCGATTTGCTCGCGGACCAGTTCGACCGTCGCCTCGTCGAAGTTCTTCTCGTAGTAGGCGAGATTCAGCTTGCCGTTGGCATCGCGTGGCTTCGTGTCGTCAACAACCTCGTCGACCTTGGGGGCCGGCGTTTCGACGGCCTTGGGTGCAGTCGGCTCGCGGCGAGAAGCCGCCTTGTCGATGGCCCGCGTGATGCGACCAAACTCCTCTCGTGAGGAGTAGGCCGCCAAGTCTTCCGGGTCGAGCCCGTAAGCCCGCGCCCGTTGCTTGTCGCCTTCCGTTACCCACGACGTTGGTTCCGGTGTATCGTCGGCGGGTTGTTCAGCGACTTCGCCAGCATCGTCAGCCGGATCAACTTCCGGCTCATCAGCCGGCGCGTCGTCCGCTTCAGAAGTGATCGCGTCCGGGTCTTCGCCCTTCGCAATCGCGATCATGCGCGGCGTGAGAGGGTACGTGCCTTCAGCCTGTACCGGCTCTGGCGCGTCTTCGGGAAGGTCGTCTGAGAGGTTGTCTACACTCATACCTCAACGGTATGGGTGTCGATTCCATCAAAATAGACTGCACAGTGCTGAATCCAGCACTAAGGTCTGCCGTGCGGCGAAGCGATGAATAGCTTGCGCGGAGCCTTGTCGGTGCATTCGCAATCCTTGCGCGCGCAGCGAAAGTAGATCAACAATTGACGCCGCGAATACTCGATCATGTCGATCCCATGCGCCGGGCACATCGGGATGTACTCAGCAGCAAAAATGACGTTCGCTCGTCGCGGACGATCTTGCACGTTAATCACACTCCCTCCCTGACCGGATACTTCTCGCGCATCAGGCGCGCAGCCGTCGCCAGTTCATCGGCGGACACCACGCCGCCGCTTCCCGCTCGCCTTACTTCCGCTTCAGATCCCTGTCGAAACTTCTCGTAGCGGGCAATCTCGGTCGGAGTTCCCTTGGCGGGATAGAACCCCTCAACTCCGCTCGGCCCTTTGTCCTCCACGAATTCAATCTGGAAGCCGTTGCGGCGGGCTGTTTCGCGCGATTCCTCAAGTTGCCAGATGGTTGTGCCTAGCGAATCGCTGACAATATCGGGCTCGTTGGCGCGACGGGGAATATCGCACGCGAACTTGCTTACCCACATGGGGTTGCCTTCGTCGTCGAAGCGCAGAACCTTACTCATCCAGCCGGCGTCATCGACGCCCCTCCTGCGGAATTAGCCATCGAAGCCCATTGCTGCTGCATCAGCGTGCCCGCTCCTTGAGCAGTTCCGCTCGGGATACTGCGGTTGTAGGTGCGAGTCGTGTTGGGCGGCTTCACCCTGGTTGACGGGGTTGCCGCCTCTTCGCTGGGCGGAGTGGTGAACGTCACCATCCGCTTGTACTCTTCGCGGCCAGTCAGATCGGCCATGATGTTGTTGAACTCGGCGACGTTGAACATGCCGCCCTGCTGCGCCATCGTTGGCGCGAGCGGGACAATGACGTTCATCGCGTAGTTCATCAACTCCGCAGCTACCTGAGCCGGCGGCTGGTATGTCATCGAGAAGACGTTCACGTCGAAGTTGTAGTCAAGGAAGTTGCCTTCCCGGTCGCCAGGCTTCCACGTCGTCTCGGCTGCGTAGTCAGTTCCGGGAACCTCAAACTGACCGGAGATTTCCTTGAACTCGTCGGTCCAAAGCATGAACGCCAGCGACTTCAATAGCCGGCGGGTGGCGTCCATTACCCGGTACTGCATCTGGGCGATGGCGCGATTCGAGGCGTCGTGGATCAACTGCTCTTGGCCGACCGTGCCGGCAGCCGCGCCAGTCCCCCGCAGCGTGTCGAGTCCGCCGCAAGCGTTCTTGTACATCTCGATGATGTTGCCAAGGAACAGTTGGTTCTGCGGGTTGGCTCCGCCTTCCGTGAGCTTGCCGATGCCAGTGGGGTCGCCTTGGATCATGCCGCCGTCAGGAGTCTTCTGCCAACGCTTCGCCGTGTCGGCGCCTTGCGGGCTGTAGATCGTGGCGTCCTTTTGGCGCATCGCCTGCCGAGCCTGCTTCCGCAGCAGGTTGTTAATCAGCCGGTCCAGTTCATCCATGTGGACGGCCGGACCAACGGGCATGATGTTCTCAGGAACCTCACTGAATCCGAGGATGTGATACGGCCCCGTCTCAGGATCGTCCCACTCCATCGACGCCAGCGGCGCTTGGTTCTTGATACAGAACTTGGTGCGGTCGGTGACGACGAAGGTATAGATGCGGCGGTCGCGCTTCACCCACACGTCGGCAAGGTCGACCATCGGCTGAAAGTCGTCCAGGTCGAACTCGTTGCCCCGGCTGTACGATTCCAGCTTGTCGTTGTCGACGCGGTACTTGCTGGTAGGAACGATCTCCTTGGCCACGTCGGGATCGTACATGCCGATCTCAACGCCCTTCTTGATGTCGTCGAGCGGGACGCGGTACATATCGCCGGCCCACCGCAACTCTCCCCACGATCGGGCGCCGGCGTCGTAGACAAAGTTATCGAGGGAGACGTTGGAGGCGAATGGAGTGCCGGGGTCCATCCACAGATTCTTCTCGAACTGGATTTCCCCCGCGTCCTTTTGGTGGACTTTGATAATCCCAACGCAGAAGAACGCATCGAGCACCCAGCGGCGGATCGTGAACTCCAGGCCGATCTCGCCGATGAGGTTGTTCAGTCCAATCTCGAAGTGATTGGCATACGGGCGCAGCGACTCAAATCGCGTCGTCACGTCCGCCTTGGGCCGGTTGGCTGCGAGCAGCATCGTGTACGCATCGACGAGCTGCGCCGTCATGTTGAGGTACTTGCGCTTCGTCTCGCACTCGCCATAGGCGGGGCCGGCATACTCTCGGACCAGTCGGCGGTTCAGATTGCGAAACGGCTCCAGCCCGCGAAACGACGCTTCGATGGAGCGGTACAGGGCCTCAAACTTCAGGTCCGTTTGCTTGCGCGAGTATTCGCCGAAAATCTCTTTCGGCTCCACCTGCCAGGCGTCGTCGAAGTCTCGATTGATTGCAACCATCTCGGTAGTTCCGTCTAGTTGAATGCGTATTTATCGCGGCCATTGGTGCGTAAGTCCGCCGTGCTGCGGTCGTCCCAATCGTCGTCGCTGCTCTGTTGTTGGTTGAATAGCCACTCGCGGTAGGCGAGCGTGCCCGGTTCGGGATCGCCGTAGGAGCCGACCGTCTTTCCTTCGAGCTTCGGCAGCGGTCGACTCTTCATCGCCTGCACGCCCACGCCAATGGCAATCACGCGGTCGCCGTGGGAAGAGTCGTCGCCCTTCACCGAGACGTGCCGAATCTTTCCATTCTCGCGGATGTACTGCGTCAACTCTTCCGCCAGATACTTGCTGCGGATGAGCAAGTCGCCGGTGCGAATCTGACGTTCCAGGTCGTTGAACAGGTGCTCGCGTGCCTGACCGCGATTGTCGAAGCCAAGTTTCTTCGTCCGCTTGCGGGTGAACTTGTCCATCGTGTCGCGCTCGTAGCAGTTGTTGTACGCGCGCTCGATGACCTGCTTGGTGAATGAGGCGCCCGGTCCCATGTGCTCCCACGCGAGGTAGGCGTTGTAGAACCACTTGGCGATGGCAATAGCCTTGTCCGCCATGTCCGGTGGCTTCACCGTCTTCGTGACGAACTCCAG